AACATCATTCTTGGTAAGGACTGCATCCTTGCCAGGACAAACAATTACAGAAATTCCAATCAACTTTAGAGGTCGTCAGTTGTACCTTGCTGGTGATAGAACTTTTGAAACTTGGTCAACAACTGTATTTAACGATACAGACTTTATGATCCGTAATGCTCTAGAAAGATGGATGAACGGTATCAATGATTTGGCTAACGCAACAGGACTATCTAATGTAAGAGATTACACTGCTGATCTTAGAGTTGAACAGTTGAATAGAGATGATCAAGTCATTAAGACTTATGTTCTAAGAAACTGTTGGCCAACAGCAATTGCTGCTATTGAGTTGAACATGGATACTGTAAGTGAAATTGAAACCTTTGATATCACTTGGCGTTATACGACTTTTGAGAATTTCGTATAATCTAGTTTTATAATCCGACTAAATAGTTGGGTAAAACTAGGAGAACTATAGTATGGCTGAACTTTTTGGTTTCAGAATCACAAGGGCGAATCAGAGTGGGAGTAGTGATGGATTCACTGCTCCCTCTACTGATGACGGCACCCTAGACATTGTATCAGGCGGTGGGCATTATGCTTCCATCCTTGATATGGATGGTCGTGATCGTAATGAAATAGACTTAATCAGACGATATCGTGACATTGCACAACAACCAGAGTGTGATAGTGCAATTGAAGATATTGCGAATGAAGCGATTGTCTCTGACGAAAGAGGACAATCTGTTTCCATTTCCCTTGACAGATTAAAACTTTCCCCAAACATTAAATCGAAAATCAGAGATGAGTTCGATGAGGTGTTGCGTCTGCTTGACTTTAATGCAAAAGGACATGATATCTTTAGAAGATGGTATGTGGATGGACGTATATATTATCACAAAATCATTGATACAAAATCCCCTCGTAAGGGCATTCAAGATGTGAGGTATATTGACCCTCGTAAGATTAAGAAAGTAAGGGAACAAAGAAAAGAAAAAGATCCAAAAACTGGTTTGGATTTAGTTAAAAAGATTGAGGACTTTTATCTCTACAATGAGAAAGGTCTAGATCAAAACACAGGAACATCCAGTGGTATTAAGATTACCGCTGATTCTATTACCTACTGTCCATCTGGACTTGTAGATATGCATAAAGGAACTGTCCTTTCATATCTACACAAAGCAATCAAACCTGTCAATCAGTTGCGTATGATTGAGGATGCGTTGGTTATCTATCGTATTTCTCGTGCGCCTGAAAGACGTATTTTCTACATTGATGTTAGTAACTTACCTAAAGTAAAGGCAGAGGCGTACCTCAAAGATGTGATGAATCGTTATCGTAACAAGTTGGTGTATGACGCACGAACTGGTGAAATTCGTGACGATAGAAATCATATGTCCATGTTGGAAGATTTCTGGTTGCCTCGTAGAGAAGGTGGTAGAGGTACAGAAATCACAACCTTGCCTGGTGGTTCAAACCTTGGTGAGATTGATGATATCAAATACTTCCAGACAAAACTTTATCGTTCATTGAACGTACCAATCTCAAGACTTGAGGCAGAGAACTCATTCTCTATTGGACGTTCTGATAACATTACTCGTGACGAATTAAAGTTCACTAAGTTTGTACAGAAACTTCGTAAGAAATTTACAATCCTCTTTATGGATATGCTTCGTACACAACTTATTCTTAAAGGTGTTATCGCAGAAGAAGAATGGCCGACAATTAAAGAACACTTGCAGTTTGACTTTATGCAAGATGGACACTTTACAGAACTAAAGAATGCAGAACTTTTACAGAACCGCATTGATATGTTGGGTCAGATTGAAAGTTATGTAGGAACATACTTCTCTAAAGAATATGTGAGAAAGAATGTTCTAAGAATGTCTGATGAAGAGATTGAAGAAATTGAAAACCAGATTAAAGACGAATCTGGTGGCGAACTCGACCCTATGGGTCAAGATGATGGTATGTTCGCACAGAACAATCCAGAACAAGGAGATAAATGATGGATACAGTAAGAGACTTTGTAAACGCAATTGGTGACGGTGATAACCTTTCAGCAGAAACACACTTTAATTCTGCTCTTGCAGCAAAAGTGGGTGATGCGTTGGAGACAAAGAGACAAGAAGTTGCAAAGACATTTGTAACTCATCACATTCCAGAGGTAGAAGAAGATAGTGAGTAAGACGATTTCTGAACTCTATAAAGAGTTACCAGAAAAGGACGAGCATAAAACATCTAAGGAGTATAAGAAATTATCCCCTAAGATGAAAGAGGCTGTTGACGCTATTTTTAAGGAAATGGAGAGTAAACCCTCAGATTTCCTAAATACTTTTGACAAAACTATAAATAGTGTTTCAAAGAAGTATAAAGTTACACCAAAAAAACTTATGGACTACTTTGAAGCAGAAGTATTATCAATTTAGGAAAAGAACTATGCAAGTAAAAGGAACAGCTACTGCACTATCTGCTACAACTGGTTTTACGGATGCTACCGCAGTGTGGGTATTTAATACTGGTTCTGCTGGGTTAGTTACAGTTCGTAATGTTGGAGATACTGCTGATGTAGGAACTATCTATGTTGGCGGTGGCGCTGGTATCGTCATTCATTTAAACATTGGTGAAGGACTTCGTGGTGCCGGAACAATATTTGGAACTCAAATTACTGCGGCGGGGTATTAAGATATGAAACTTATTGCAGAACAGATACAAGAAGTAGAATACATCGTTGAAGAAAAAGACGGTGGTGGAAAGGATATGAAGATTCGTGGAATCTTCATGCAGGCAGACATGAAAAACCGTAATGGTCGTGTCTACCCAATGAACGTGTTGACAAAAGAAGTCGCACGTTATAATAAAGAATTTGTTGCTGAAGGTCGTGCGTTTGGGGAACTGGGTCATCCAGAAGGCCCTACTGTCAATCTTGACAGGGTATCGCATATGATTACTAAACTGGAAGCGGATGGAAAGAACTTTATTGGTGAGGCGAAACTGCTCTCAACTCCAATGGGGGAAATTGCGAAAGCACTAATCAAAGATGGTGGCAAACTTGGTGTCTCTTCAAGAGGCATGGGTTCACTTGAAAATAAAGGTGGTGCGAATTATGTGAAAGATGATTTTTATCTTGCCACTGCGGCAGATATTGTTGCAGACCCTTCTGCACCTCAGGCCTTCGTTGAAGGTATTATGGAAGGTAAAGAATGGATTTGGGACAATGGACTA